GATGAGAGGCGGATTCAGAATTTGAGGTTCCACGTGGAACGGCAGGCGTCATAAAAAATGGCGCCTTTTTTTTTATGACTTGTTACCACCCAATTACTGCGTATTGGAGCAGGACGTTAAAAACTAAACTTGGTACCCCTGCGATTACGTTTAAATATGCTGATGCTGACCCGGAACTCGGAGAGTTTCAGATTCCATGTGGTCAGTGTATTGGCTGTCGTTTAGATCGCTCGCTGGATTCTGCTGTGCGAGCCCACCATGAGAGTTTACTTTATGATCGAAATTACTTTCTCACGCTCACGTACAACAACGACAATTTGCCTCCTTTTGGTTCTCTTATTCCTAGGGACCTCACTTTGTTTTGGAAAAGAATCCGAAAGCGTGGAATTAAACTTCGTTACATGGCTTGTGGCGAATATGGGAGTACTTATGGTCGTCCCCATTACCACGCTATTATTTTTAACTTGCCTCCTCTCGAGCTTCGTCAGATTGGAACTACCAAAACTGGATTTCCTACTTTTGTTAGTGACGTATTTGCTGAATGCTGGCCTTTTGGTTTCCATACTCTTAATTTCGTCTCTTTCGAATCATGTGCTTATGTTGCCCGCTATGTGACTAAGAAAATTCTTGGTGATGGAAAACAGGTTTATGAGAAATTCGACCCTGAGACTGGCGAAGTCGACTGTAGAGTTAAAGAGTTTTCCCGCTGGTCGACCAAGCCTGGAATTGGCCATGACTATTTCATGAAGTACTGGCGTGATTTTTACAAAATTGATTGTTGTTTGATTAATAACAAGAAATTTAAGATTCCCAGATACTATGATCGTTTACTCTTAAGGGAACACCCTGATGTTTTTGAAATTGTTAAGCAAAAACGTATACTTAGCGCACAAGATTACCGCTTGACACCAGACGCTCAAAAGAGTAGATTATTGGTCAGAGAGGAAGTTAAACGTTTACGAGCCGAGCGTTTACTTCGACCCTATGAGGCTCAAATTACGGAGTATTTAGAAAATGTCTGAAAAAGTTTTAGTTTCTGTTTATGACAAGGTTTCCAATCTTTATTCGCCAGTCATGACTGAGGTTAATAGAGAATGTGCAATTCGAAATTTTAAGATTGGTGCTCGTAATAATCAGCAAATTTCTGCTTGTCCTCAGGATTATGAATTGCGCTTTCTTGGTTATTTTAATGATGAGACTGGTTGTGTCTATTCTCAGAGCGAACCTGAAATTCTTATTGAAGCAAAAGATCTTTTCCCGGCTGAATAGTTTCGGTAAAATTTGAGAGTTCCCTTTTTCTGAGGTCAGCCGTCAAGTTTTTCTCTAGCAAGCTTGACGGCTTTTTTCTAGTGAGGTGCTTAATGCCTAAATTCTTTACTAAATACAATCCTCCAAAGGTTTCTGGTTGGAACTCCGATCAAGAATCTAAGGTCCAGGAACAGTTTGCAGACGCCTGTCAAACTGATACGATCATTCGGAAGTACAACACGATGGGTGTTAACCCGTTTATCGCTTCCGGTGGCAGTCAGTATTTGGATACAACAGAAATTCCGAGTTTTGTGGTTGCTCAAAACTCTCAAGTTAAAGTTAGAGAATATTTTGAGGGTTTACCCTCGGACATTCGTCTTGAATTTAATAACGACCCCATGCAGTTTGCTGAGGTCGTTTCTGACCCGAAAAATGCTGACTACCTCCGAGAGATCGGAGTGCTTGCACCCCTCCCTGCTGAGCAGGAAGGTGAAAGACAACCCGCTTCTAGCGGGGATATTTCCGAAAAGACCCCTCACGCAAGCGAAGGTAGTGATTTTTTTACTGGAAAAGAGCCTAAAAAGGCTGTTTCTCCTGAAAAATCAAATGGTTAACTCCAACGTGGCACAGGTACCTACTTGTTGTAACTGTGCCACGTGACACCAAGCGATTTTTCAGCTTGGTGAAATTTCCAACTTTTTTCTCATTTTTAAGGACTAAAAAAAATGGCTAAAAATAGTGCTCGTTCCCACAGAAAAACCAATCGTTTTTCTCAGATTCCTAATTCACCAATTCAGCGTTCTGTATTTGATCGTTCTCATGACTACAAAACTACATTGGATTCCGGTTATCTCATTCCGTTTTTTGTAGATGAAGTTCTTCCTGGAGATACATTTAAACTTCGCGTTAATGCGTTTGTCCGAATGAATACGCTTATTGCCCCATTCATGGACAATGTGTTTATGGATACCTTCTTCTTTTTTGTCCCGACCCGTCTCGTTTGGGATAATTGGCAAAGATTTTGCGGTGAGCAGAAGAATCCCGGTGATTCCACGGACTTTCTAATTCCGTCTTTGTCCGGAACTAATACGTTCACGAACGGTTCTATTTTCGATTACATGGGTCTCCCTACTGGCATCGCATTAGACCCGGCTAATACACCTATAAATGCACTTCCCTTTAGAGCTTATAACCTCATTTATAACGAATGGTTTAGAGATGAAAATCTTATTGATTCTGTAGCCGTTCCTACAGGAGATGGCCCGGATGATATTAAAAAGTTCAATCTGTTTAAACGCGCTAAACGTCACGACTATTTCACTAGTTGCCTACCTTGGCCTCAAAAAGGCCCGAGTGTTGATATCTCTTTGGCAGGTGAGGTTCCTGTTTATGGAAATGGATATGCATTAGGTCTTTATGGTCCTTATAATCAACAATATTATGGATTAGGAGGTGGTTCTTCTGATAATGATAAAGAAACATCTAATCCTGAACTTAACCCTACCGCTTATGGCAAGAAAGTAGGTGAAAAGATTGGTCTTGCTGCTTATGCCAGTGGTGAATTTAAAGCTTTTGGCGTTGTTCCAAAGGGTAGTGGTGTTAATTCTGGTTTAGTAGCTGGTTTAGATTCAGCTATTGCTGTGTCTATTAATGATTTGAGACAAGCTTTCCAAATTCAAAAGTTTTATGAAAAATGGGCTCGCGGTGGTTCCCGGTATACGGAAACCCTGCGTGTAATGTTCAATGTCATATCTCCTGATGCTCGCCTGCAACGTCCTGAGTACCTTGGTGGTACTCATTCTCGTGTCAACGTCGTACCCACGGCTCAGACTAGTAGCACCGATTCTGTGTCTCCTCAGTCTAATTTGTCAGCTTTCGGCGTTCTTGGTGATTCTGCCCATGGATTTAACAAATCGTTTGTTGAGCACGGTTACGTTATCGGTCTTGTCTGTCTCCGCGCTGATATTACTTATCAGCAGGGATTAAACCGTATGTGGTCTCGTCGCCAGTTGTTTGATTTCTACTGGCCTACTTTGGCTCACCTTGGTGAACAGGTTGTTTACAACAAGGAGATTTATGCACAGGGTACTGCTGATGACAACGGCGTTTTCGGTTATCAGGAACGCTACGCTGAGTATCGTTACAAGCCCTCTATGATTACCGGCAAGTTACGTTCTACTGATGCTCAGACGCTCGATGTTTGGCATTTAGCGCAGAAGTTCGAGACTTTGCCTAAACTCAATCAAGATTTTATCGAGGAGAATCCCCCGATTAATCGCGTGATTGCTGTTCAGAATGAACCACAGTTCTTTGCTGACTTCTGGTTTGATTTGAAGACTTCTAGGCCTATGCCTGTGTACTCTGTACCTGGACTAGTCGATCACTTCTAATCCCGAAAGAGACGGGTTATTCTGTTTTTACCGAGCCGACGCCCGCAAGAGGCAAGCGGGGCGATGGTAAACACGGAAATAACCCGTCGATCTAAAAATGTGGAAAGGACTACATTATGTCGCTAGGTAATTTTCTTGGTTCTGTTGGAGGAGCTATCGGCGGTTTGTTTGGAGACGCTATAGGAGGCACCATAACAGGTGCTACGCTCGGTTCTGGCCTTGGTTCTATAGGTAGTGCTTTAGGTACTGGAATGGGTCTTGTAGGCTCTGCCAAAGGCCTCTATGACAGTTTTAACAATACGTCTCTTAAAAACCAAATGGCGTATGACCAATTTAAATCCGAATTGGATTATCAATATTGGTCACGCAAAATGAGTAATCGCCATACCCTCGAGGTAGGTGATTTGCGTCAGGCTGGTTTAAATCCGATTCTTTCGGCTAATTCTGCTGGCAGTGTCGCTAGTGCGATTCCTAACGGTTCCATTCCGGAAACCTCTTCTCAGCAGTCTGCTGCCGGAGCAGCTAGAGAGGCGAATCGTATCAATGCGATGATTGGAGAATCCACCTCCGCTAAAAATCTCGCGGATGCTCAGGCTTCGATAATGAATGCAGAAACTGGACGTATGGTAGGTATTGCATCAGCCCGTCGCGCTAATGCTGAGGCCGGCCTTGCTGGTATTCGCACGTCTAATGAGGTTGCTTATCCGAATAATCAGCCTTCTCTTTTCAAATATATTAATTCCGGTAAGCAGTTAGTCGAAGACCTTTTTGATCGTAATTATGGATTGCCTTCTAATGCTTCTCCTGCTCGCAGACAGCGTTATGAGGTATTTATCAATGGTGTAGGTCGTCGTCAGTAAAAACATTGCTTATAGAGCGTTTTTGAAGCTTTTAGGAGGATTTATGAAAATCACAACAAATTGGCTGGATCAGTTCTTTAACCTTTTTAACGAATTGGTTAAAATGCTCTTGTATCTTTATCAATTTTTTAGAGGAAAACTATGAGACGTCGTCGTTTAACCCGTAGAACTTCCCGCCGTTTTTTCCGTAAAGGACTCAAGGTTCGCCGTCGTAACCTCCGTGCGAGACCGATGAGAGGCGGATTCAGAATTTGAGGTTCCACTTGGAACGGAAGGCGTCACTAAAATGGCGCCTTTTTTTATGACTTGTTATCACCCAATTACTGCATATTGGAGCAGGACGTTAAAAACTAAACTTGGTACACCTGCGATTACGTTTAAATATGCTGACGCTGATCCGGAGCTTGGAGAGTTTCAAATTCCGTGCGGTCAGTGTATTGGTTGTCGTTTAGATCGCTCGCTGGATTCTGCCGTGCGAGCTCATCATGAGAGTTTGTTATATGATCGAAATTACTTTCTCACCCTCACGTATAGTCCGGAGCATTTGCCTCCTTTTGGGTCTCTCATACCTAGGGATCTCACTCTGTTTTGGAAACGACTTAGAAAGCGAGGCGTTAGTCTTCGCTACATGGCATGTGGCGAGTACGGCAGTAATTTCGGTCGTCCCCATTATCACGCTATTCTGTTTAATTTACCTGCTATTGAACTCCAGCAAATTGGCACTACGCACACTGGATTCCCTACTTATATATCTAACGTTATTAGTGAATGCTGGCCTTTTGGTTTTCATACTCTTAATCCAGTCTCTTTCCAAACATGTGCTTATGTTGCCCGCTATGTAACTAAAAAGATTCTCGGAGATGGAAAACAGGTTTATGAGAATTTCGACCCAGTTACTGGAGAAGTTGATTGCCGTGTAAAAGAGTTCTCCAGATGGAGTACTAAACCCGGTATCGGACATGATTATTTCCAAAAGTATTGGAGAGATTTCTACAAAATTGATTGTTGTCTAATTAATAACAAAAGATTCAAAATCCCTCGTTATTATGATCGATTACTCTTAAGGGATCACCCTGATGTTTTTGAAATTGTTAAGCAAAAACGGATACTTAGCGCACAATCTTACCGTTTGACACCTGATGCGCAAAAGGATAGACTGTTGGTCAGAGAGGAAGTAAAACGCTTAAGAGCCGAGCGGTTACTTCGACCCTATGAGGCTCAAATTACGGAGTATTTAGAAAATGTCTAATAAAGTTTTAGTTTCTGTTTATGACAAAGTTGCCGGTCTTTATTCGCCTGTTATGACCGAAGTAAATACGGATTCTGCGATTCGTAATTTCAAGCTTGGTGCAAAGCAAAATGTTCAAATTTCCGCTTGCCCTCAGGATTACGAGTTGCATTTGATTTGTTCTATGGATGATGAAACTGGATTAGTTTTCCGTAGTACCGAAGAACAATCAGCTCCAATTTGTCTTTTTAAGGCGGTTGATCTTTTCTCAGCTGAATAGTTTCGGTACAATTTGAGAGTTCTCTATTCTTTGAGGTAAACCGTCAAGTTCTCCGTACATCCGACTTGGCGGTTTTTTTTCACTTGAGGTGTTTATGCCTAAATTTTTTACTAAATACAATCCCCCGAAAATCCCCGGATTTTCTTCTGACATGGAATCCAAGGTTCAAGAACAGTTTGCGGATGCTTGCCAGACGGATACCATCATTCGTAAGTACAACATGATGGGCGTCAATCCGTTTATTGCCGCTGGCGGTAGCCAGTATCTGGATACGACTCAGATACCAGATTTCGTATGTGCACAAAATGCACAAACTAAAGTTAAAGAGTATTTTGAGGGTTTACCCTCAGATGTTAGACTCGAATTCAACAATGACCCGATGCAGTTTGCTGAGGTCGTTTCTGACCCGCGGAATGCGGACTACCTCCGAGAGATTGGAGTCCTTGCACCCCTCCCTGCTGAGCAGGAGGGTGAAAAAGAACCCGCTTCTAGCGGGGATATTTCCGAAAAGGCCCCCCGGCCAAGTTCTGGTAGTGAACTTCCGGCAGGTTTTGAGGCCAAAAAGGCTGAAAATCCTGAAAAATCAAATGTTTAAACCTAACGTGGCACAGGTACCTACTTGTTGTAACTGTGCCACGTGACACCACACGATTTTTCGTGATGGTGAAATTTTCAACTTTTTTATCATTTTTAAGGACTTAAAAAAATGTCAAAAAATAGTGCTCGCAGACGTCAAAGATCGAATCATTTTTCTCAGATTCCTAACTCACCAATTCAACGTTCTGTATTCGATCGTTCTCATGACTATAAAACTACATTGGATTCCGGTTATCTAATTCCTTTCTTTGTAGATGAAGTTCTTCCCGGAGACACCTTTAAGCTCCGCGTGAATGCGTTTGTTCGAATGAATACGCTTATTGCGCCATTCATGGACAATGTATTTATGGATACCTTCTTCTTCTTTGTTCCGACACGTCTTGTCTGGGATAACTGGCAGAGATTTTGCGGTGAACAGAAAAATCCTGGAGACTCTACGGATTTTTTGATTCCTTCCCTTTCCGGAACGAATACTTTTGTTAATGGCTCCATTTTTGATTACATGGGTTTGCCTACTGGTGTTTCATTAGACCCCGCAAATACTCCTATCAATGCTCTTCCTTTTAGAGCATATAACCTCATTTATAACGAATGGTTCCGCGATGAGAATCTCATTGATTCGATTCCAGTTTTAACTACCGATGGTCCTGACCCGGTTTCTAATTACACCTTGAGGAAGCGCGCTAAACGGCACGATTATTTCACGAGCGCTTTGCCGTGGCCTCAGAAAGGCCCCAGTGTTGATGTCGGACTAACAGGCAACGCTCCTGTTGTTGGTTTTGGTTCTGATCAAACTTGGTCTATTTCAGGACTTAATGTTGGTACTATTGGTAATCCGCCCACTCCTCCTAATTCCCAATGGTACGTGATGGCTCCCTTTGGAAATTTGCGGTCTAAAACTGTAGAGGGAACCGTCCGTCTTGGCGATGGTGAATTATTAGAAAAGCAACTTAGCGTCGGCCCTGATCAAGGTGATTACATTCTTTCTTTATATGGTGATGAAGGTTTTAAGTTTTCTGGACAATTAACTAATTCTTCTGGTGTAACGCCATACGCTGATTTGTCTGGCGTTTCAGCGATCACAATTAACGATCTTCGTCAAGCTTTCCAAATTCAAAAGTTCTATGAAAAATGGGCTCGCGGAGGTTCTCGTTATACAGAAACCTTGCGAGTAATGTTCAATGTCATATCTCCTGATGCTCGGCTGCAACGTCCTGAGTACCTTGGTGGTACTCATTCTCGTGTCAACGTCGTTCCCACAGCTCAGACTAGTAGCACCGATTCTGTGTCTCCTCAGTCTAATTTGTCAGCTTTCGGCGTTCTTGGTGATTCTGCCCA